TAAATACTTTCAACTGGTTCATCTTCTATTCTATTACCAATATTATCAGGTACATTACCAGATTCTATTGAAGGATTAGGATTATTAACATCTAAAAAGGCATCTTCTTTATCGCCTTCTGGTAATTTAGTTTCTGCAATACCTATAGGAAATTTACCTGTACCAAAGATAACATCTACTAATTGTCCAAAAGCAGCGAGTACTTTTGTTTTAGTTATCTTAACAAATATTCTAGATTTTTCAGATTCTCTAAACTTTACAGTTTTACCATAAAGTCCACGATAATTTTCGTAAGCTCGTAACCATCTACGTTCATCAGACCTTCGAGCATCTTCTGCTTTGTAAAATCTATCAAGAATTGTACCAACTAAATTCATACGTTGGTCTTCTTCAAGATTTAAAGTTTTACCTGCTTCACCCTCTACTTCTTCATAGATGCTATTAGCGGTTAAAAATGTATTATCGTTGTCTGCCATTAATATCCAAATTTATCATCTGAAGGTATATACCCCGATGTTTTTATTCTTAACATCCTATCATAAGGATGGTCCAGTTTAGGTCTACCCATAATCATATAACGCAAAGCATCATAAGCATGGTCAGCCGAATGAGTATCTACATCCTCTGGATTAGAACTCGCTAATGGTAGACTTTGTAATTCTTTTATTAGGTTAACACAACTACTTGTTATTTGCAATCTTGGTCTACCTGTTTCGTTATTTTGTCGCAAATGTTCGTGTATTTGTATTTTACCAGCTATTCTATTTTTATCAGCTCTTCTGAGTTTATGTCCTTTTTTAATTAGTATTTCACCAATCGTAGGACCTGTATATCCTGTTCTTGACCATGCTGCAGTATCTAAGACTCCAGTAATAGATTTAACTTCATTCATTTCTAAATCAGTTATTCTATCACCTAAGACTTCACCAGTAAGACCTTTTTGATATAGTTCTCGATAAACTATAATCGTTTTATCTTCTGGGTCTACTGCTGCCCAAAGACAACAACTTTCCGAAGCATAACCGTAGTCAATTCCTTTTGTTCTTTCCCACCATGTAGGAATATCAAAAGGTGGTATGACATGAATGTTAGGGTCAAACTCAGCAAAGGCTGCACCTTCACTAATATCCCAGTTACCCTCTAGCAGTTGCTTTCGCTGTACTGCTGGTAACGAGAGTAACATTCTTTCATACTCTCCGTCTTCTGCAAGAAAAGGATTATCCTGTAATCTTGCTGGAATAAACTTTCTAGTTAAACCATCATTACCAACAAATGTTTTATTGTGGTCTGAAGGTTCAACATACCTTTTTTTAACCCAATGTGCACCAACTCCTCCGGGGTTAGCCGTGCAACGTAAATACGTTGGCAGTGCTGGGTCGGTTGTTCTTAACCTAGATGCTAGATAGTTCCAACCAAACTCTGTTGGTAAATGTGTTATTTCATCAAAACCAATCCAACTATAGGCTTGTCCTTGATAACGATACACATCTGCATCTCGTTCCAAAAATCCAAATTCTATTTTAGCTCCTGAAGGAAAGTTCCATAACTTTTCTACTTCTCTGAACTTAGCTCCGGGAAATGCTTTTGGGTACAATTCCCTAGATTTATCTATAAGCTCTCTAAGCTCTGGCATTGACCTTCTAAGTATTAAAGCTCGATGAGCTGACTTATCACAATACCTTAGTGGGTCGATAAGCATTGCAAAGCTTTTACCACCACCTGCTGCTCCACCATAAAGTACATCCTTTTCGGCTGCAGCTAAAAAATCTGTCTGCGGTCCATCATTCGGCATAAATGCCACATGAGACCCAGTAGTATCTAAATGTTCTTGTAATTCATCTGGAAGAACTTTTGTTTCTTCTTTTGTTAGAACATTAGAAGTTAAAGCTTTAGTTTCTGCTTCTACTTCTTTTTTTACTTTTGCTAAACTTCTAGTTAGCTTTTTTACTTTAGTACTTTTTCTATCTAATTTCTTTTTAGCTCTTAGAGTTAATTGAATATCAGATAGTTCTGAGTTCTTAGGTCTACCACCTTTTTTACGTGGAGTACCGTCTTTGTTAAGTATATAGCTCCCATCAGGGTTTGTCAAGTACTTTTCAGGATTTTTTTCCCAATCTTCCATACTTCCTATCTACATATTTTTTTAAACCCATACGAGAAAGCTTTTTACCTGTTTCAGCTTCTAACCAATCAACTCCAATACCTAAACTAATTTCACCATGAAATACAGCTTCAGATACTTCTTTTAGTACTGATAAATGTTGAGGAATAGGTTTTAAATAACCTACAATCATACTATCCTCTTCATACCCAAAAGGTATGGTTGAGGATTTTTTACGAATGTAACCGTCAGGTAATATATCCATTATAATTCTATTTAAAATAATTTCTAAGATGATACCAAAAATCTTCTACAGCTTCTTTAAATTCTTCAAACTTTTGTGGGTTTTTAATTCTAATAGCTAAAATACCAATAGCTACTACAATAATACCCATAATTATTATGTCAATATCCATTATTGCTCCTGTTTAGTTTTAAAAATTTTATCCCAGTTATTTGCATATTGTTCTTGAGATACTTGTATTGGTCTCGGTCTTGAGCCTTTACCAATTCTGCCACCATTTTTTTTGTTAGTCATTAAGACTGGTTTTTCATTACTGCCTAGTTGAGCCATTTTACCATTTTACCATTTTACTTTATCTGCCCACCAAGCTGCAGACATCTTTCCTTTTTTAATATTTTTAGCATGACGAGCTTTAAAAGATTTACGTTTAGCTTTCATTCTTGCAGACTCTCCTGCTTTAGGTTTACCTGCTGTACCTTTTACTGTACCAACCTTTTTACCTTGTTGTCCAAAACGAATAGTTTTTATTTTATCGCCTTCTTTAGCAACAACTATATGTGATTTAGTTTTATGCCCCGGAGTTCTTTTAGGTTTATTATAACCGGAAACTCCAGCTCTAGCAAGTCTTGGGTCTTTTTTACTCATGATACTTTCCTGTATTTGCGTACTTTCTTAGCAACTCGTTTAGGCTGCTTAGAAAACTGTTTACCTTTTTTAGTATCTTTGCGTTTTTTTCGAGAAGTCGCAGCGTACTCCTGTGGAGTAAGACTTTTAATAGCTGCTTCAGGTAAATAGCGTTCCCCAGTCTCTGAAGACTTCTTACCAGACTTAGTTCGCCATTTCTGTTTAGTCCAGCTTCTAAGACTTCTTTGTGACTTTTTTAGTGCCATGTTTTTTCCTAATTGCTTCTTTACCTTGTTTAGCTATTCTAGCTTGTTCATTTTTACCAGATACTTTAGCTCGTTGTTCTAAAACAGTTAATATCTGTATCTTACGAGCAAAAGGTTTTTTAATTCTTTTTACTTTAGCTACTGTTGCCCTAGCATCTGCTGGAGTAGCAAACTTAATACTAACGGTATCTTTAGGATTCTCGTCAGTATATAAACGTCTGCCAGAGCCTTTTGGCTTCTTACCTGTACCTACTTTAGGGTCTTTTTTCTTTCTAGGCATGTTGAGGGCGATTATTATTTATAACCACCACCGGCAGCTTTATATTGTTTTGCTAACATTTGAGCTTTTCGTGCGGACCATTGTCCTGCTCGACCACCTTTAGTACCGGCTTTAATTTTATTAAATAACCTTTTACGCATAGTAGGTTTTGTATAGTTACCTGCTTTATTTACTGTACTTTTACTTTTTTTCTTTGCTGCCATTAGTGTAACACCCTATCCTTGTTGTGTATTTCTTCTTCTAAATAATGCATTAACCCACTACCAACAACCAACTCAACAAACTCTCCTACCACTATTAAGTTATTTGCTTTAGCTGCTTCTTCAGCTTCTTCAAAGTTTTCTGCAACTATATTAGGTCCTGCATATCTTTTGCCTTTTTCTTCAATCTCTGTCAGAAATATCTTCATAATCTTCCTCTGGTAAATCCAGTGGAGCTTTATCAGGCATGACAAAAATACCACTGTTTAAGTTATGATTAACGTCTAACTTATCTATTTTACTAACACCAACCCTATCCAACAGCGTTTGGGCTGCTGATAGTTTATTATTAGCTTGTACTATAGGTCGATTAGACTCCATAATCTCGACAAGCTTAAAAGCTGCTTTAGGTGCAGAGTTTGCCAAGATTTCTTGAGTTAGTTCAAGTATTTCATTCTTGAGGGTTTTAACCACATGATGATAATGACTTGTATAACCTGCTAACTCAGCAGCCTTTTTAGCATCTCCTTGTGTCTCAACAAGGTGTTCTAAAAAAGATTGCTGTTTTTCAGTAAGCTTTCTTTGGGTTGAATTAGTCTCAGTTGGTAACATTGCCATAGGCTTAGTATATACTTCGGAAATAAGTTTGTCAAGTTTATAGTAAGGTCTTGACAAAACTTAATTTGATAGCTATAATAACTTTAGTGCTCCCCCCGGGTGCATATAGCCCCTACTGAGGGCAACTAAGTAGTTCTACTTACCTCAAAAACACCCACCCAAAAACTACCCATACCGATTAAAAATAACTAGCCCCTTTGAAGTTAGTGTAAACTACTTACGGGCAAATCTGGTTTACGGAGAAACTGCTAGATTTTGTATGAGTATGCTATAGATACATGGGTGGACTGGGGTGGTCTCCTGCCTCCCCCTAGGCTAGAAAGCTATCAAGTCTCTATTCTTTGAGAGCTCTGACTTGAAACACAAAGCAATTCATTGCGACTCTGAAGACCTTATAATTACTACCTATGACTTGATAGCACCTTTGCAGACACAGAAGTCTTCCAAGTCTTTTGAGAATCTCAGATATGTATTGTATCATATAAAACCTCCTAAAACAATATGAAAGTGTTGAAAAACTTTAAAGTTCCCGCAAGGACTTACGCAAGTTGCTAAAGCAATCCTTGACAAGACCACTCCGTTACACTCCGTTACTTTAAAGTTTTTCAGGTTTACAAAGTATTATTGTTTTTGTAGGAGGTTTTATGAAACAATTAATTATACATATCATCGATTTAGACACTCAAAAGACTTGGGAGGTCTATTCAGTTGTAACTGCATATTTGGTTCTTTTACAGAACTCAATTACAAATGCAAAGGTGCTATCTAACGATAGTAATTTTAATTTAAACTTAAACGGGGTATATTATGTCTAATGACAATTTACATTCACAAATAACCAATGTAGCCGATGGTAGTGCTACAGAGTCGCAATGCAATTATTTAATTGCTTTGTATAAGCAACAGCTTATCAAGTCAGTAACCAAATCTATGAAAAACATAGATGTCTCTAATGACTATATGAATTTCAGATTTGGTAAAGGTGCTTTAAAAGGTACTTTTGCATTGCATCTTTATAATACTTTTATTCCTCTTAATCCAGCTAAATACACTAGACATAGTGTATCTAAGATGATTCAAGATGCAATAAATAAAAAGTTTGATAAGGCTTTTATCAAAGAGTTTCTTAAATCTAAGAACTCATACATAAAACCAGAAGCTACTAGCTAACTTCAAACTTTTTAAGCTCTCAAGTATTAATTTACTTGGGAGCTTTTTTTATGTTCTTCAGGAGACCGGGAGTTATGATACTCGCTTGGTCGTTACCAAGCTCGTAACCTTTCTTAGAGGTAACTCGTTAGGACTTCGTTACCTGATAATACTATTAGATAATAAAATATTTAACGGAAAAATTGTTCGTGCGTAATATTGAGGGCGATATATTGAGGGCGAGATATAAAGGTACATAGTTAATTTACTAAAAAGGTACATAAAACTTCAAAGGTACAATAAAAAATAACTGTACCTTTTGTGTATTTATTGTGAAATATATGTGAAATCTATGTGAAACTTAATAGTTTTTAGGATAGTTAGGCTTGACTGTCGGCAAAATTTCGCCCAAGATTTTGGCAACTCGAGAGAGCTAATAAATATTTGGAGGTTATAAATGGTTAATAAATTTAGTGCAGTAAAGTTTACTGATTTGCAAAAAGCTGAGGAATATATAAAACAACTTGGATATTCTTTTCTTGAAAGCAATAATTATAAATTTGAAAAACACATTATTTATAAAAACTATAAAAGTGGTGAAATGTTATTAATGTCTTCTAAGTTCGACTATAATACTGTTTCAGATATGTCTAAAGGTTATCAATATACTATTCAAAGTCTATAAGGTTTTAAGATAGTTAGGCTTGACGGACTCCGAAAAAGCTGGAAAACTTGTTGGGCTTTTGAGGGCGATAAAGAATTAAAAAGGATAGATACAAATTCCTTGGAAA